CTGTCTTGGAGACGCGAGCCGTGCCGCGGCGGTACTGGCTGTCTGCGAGAGCTGCGGCGGGCATCCTGCGGCGCGCCGAGAAGCGGGGGAAGACATTGCCCCCACGCTTGATGACGGCGCTCGTCGAGCTAGCGTCGAACTGCCGATGATTCCCGTGGCTCGCCCACTAACCGCTCGAGAATCCGGCTACCGCATGGACTACGAGACGGAAAACTTTCTTGTTGCGCGTGCGCTCACGTCACCCAGCCCAGGCAAGGGTGGCAGCTATCGACTTGACGACCATGAGAACCTGGTCGCGCCCTGCGTAGACGGCGTTCGACGGCTTACGCCGCTCGAATGCGAGCGAGTCCAAGGCTGGCCTGATGGGCATACCGAATTTGCCGCGGACGGCAACCGCATCCCCGATTCACACCGCTACCGCATGATCGGGAACGGGGTCGCCAGTCCGTGCGCCGAGTGGATCGGCCATCGGCTCGTGTGGGTTGACCAGCACATGGAAGAAGACGCGGCATGAGTCGGTTGACTCGGCGCGAGGTCTGGAGTCTGACGTTTGTTGCGTGCGCCCTGCTCATTGCCTTCACTTTGATCTGGCTCGCCGCACCCGCTCGTGCTCAGGAAGCGCCGTACACCCCCGAGGACACACTGGCGGCCATCGACCAGGCCAGCGATGAGATCGGCGTCCCTGCGGCCGTGCTGTACCACATTGTGCGTTGTGAGACGGGTGGCCGATTCGACCCGTACAGCGTAGGCCGACAAGGGGAACTCGGAGCCGCCCAGCTCCATCCCCGCGGGTTGCTCCCAACGTTTTACGCGTGGGGCTACGACGATCCATTCTCGCCCTGGCAATCTGTCCGATTCCTAGCCCAGCAGATCACGTATGGGCGGGCCAGTCAGTGGAGCTGTGCGCGATGAAATGGCTTCAGTGGTGGCGATGTCGAGACTGTGGCGAAATCCTGAAACGCCACCAACCGGACTACGTACGGCGACATGGGCGGCAATGCCCAGTAGCCCGGCGCGATTTTCCGTCTCGGCACGGATTCGATGCCGAGTGGCGGCGTCATATCTGGGCTCAGGGTCGTCTGATGAAACACGCCTGTACTTGTCCTGAAGAAAGTGCTTCCTGATGATCGACCTGAAGCGTCTGTTCGGTGTCCAGTGGGCGCCGGACCTCGAACTCCAAGATGACGAGTTCTACCGCGGTCCACATATCCATACCGACGAGCCGGACAGTGCTTGCGGTGAGGTGTATCTGGCTGCTCCAAAACCCCGGTGGACGACCGATCCGCCGGAGCATCCAGGCTACTTCTGGGTGAAGCCTCAGCACGACGACACACCGCTAGTAGTCGAGGTCTATCTGACCAAACACAACCAACTCTACGCGCGCTGGAGTGACGTCCCGGCGTTCCGCGTACCTATGTCACGGCCAGCGGGCGCCCGAGAAGGATTGCGCTGGTCGGACCGGGCCATCCCGGTGCCAGTGGAGACGCACTGATGCCGAAGACAAAAACCCCAGAAGCAGAGCGGTTCTGGCCTCGGGTGCGGAAGGGGTCTGGATGCTGGTTGTGGATCGGCCGCCGAGACACGTGGGGGTATGGCGTATTCGTAAACGCTGATGGCGTTGGTGTTGGTGCGCACCGCTTTGCGTATGAGTTAGTCGTTGGATCAGTCCCAGAGGGCAAACAACTCGACCACCTGTGCCGCATCCAGGCATGTGTACGACCTGATCATCTGGAGCCCGTAACGGCCCGCGAGAACCAGATCCGTAGCAACAGCCCGACCGGCGTGAACGCCAGACGAACGCACTGCATTCGAGGACATCCGTTCGACGATAGGAACACTATTATCCAGAGTGACGGCCATCGCAACTGTCGCGCTTGCGTTGACGCTTACCAGCGGCAGTGGACCAATGATCATCGCGAACACCTGAACGCTCTACGTCGCGAACGTCGCCGCAAGAGTAAGTCCGACGTCGACGTGGCCAGGAGCGGCTATCAATTCAGCGCCGAGCCGATAAGGGAGCCACGTTGATGCCCGTGTCGATCTGCCTCACACCAGGGTGCTGGACACGCATCAATCGCGGCTACGTCAAACGAGAAACTCTATGTTTAGCCTGCCGATTAGATATGGATATGGAGGAAGAGGTTTCGATAAGCACATCCCGCCGTCCACAGCAGCCGCAGATATTGATCGGTGGGGTGTCGTCCAAATGCAACCATCGCGAGCACTACGACTGTCGCTGTCAGGGCTGTCGCTGCTCCTGTCACCCCTCGCACCGTCAGGACGCGGCATGAGGCGATGTGAAGAATGTGGCCAGACCAGGCCGCTCACCGAGTTCTACCGGTCCAATACGTACTGGTACCGGCGCCGCTGTCGCCAGTGCAGGCTCGCATCCAAACGAGACGCTAGCCGTGCCCTCGCCCTGTACTGGACCCAGCCCAGGAACCCGGCCGCGGCATGACTGCCCACCCTCCGCAGCAGCAAGCAACGAGCCGTTTCTGCCGATCAGGCCAGCACTGGGCGTGTCACGGCAAGGCGCAGGCTCGCCCCAACACAACGCGCTGTGAATGCGCGTGCCATGAACAACAACCGGAGGGAACTCAGTGACTACCGACCAGTGGGCTGAGACTGAGATACGCGCGTGTCGGTCGTGTGGACGTCCGATCTACTGGGGCGTCACGGCAACAGGCAAACGGTGTCCTTACGACGTGGTCGACGGCGTCGCGACTACTGTCTCTCACTTCGCAACGTGTCCCGACGCCAACTCTTGGAGAAAGTCACGATGACGATGACACTGGCCGAACGCACAACCGGTGCGGAGATCATGGAACGCGTTGTGATCGAGGGCGACCTGGGCAAACTCAAGCCCGAAGAACGCGTGATCTACTACCAGCGGGTCTGTGAGTCGCTGAACATCAACCCACTCACACGGCCGTTCGACTACATCACTTTGAACGGCAAATTGACGCTATACGCGAAGAAGGATTGCACCGACCAGTTGCGTGCCAATCGCGGCGTCAGCATCACCCAACTCGAGCGCCAACGGCTCGACGAACTCTACGTGGTGACCGCATACGCAAAGGACAAGGAGGGCCGCGTCGACAGTGCGCTCGGCGTGGTCAACGTCAAGGGTTTGACGGGTGAGGCACTGGCAAACGCGCTGATGAAGGCCGAGACGAAGGCCAAGCGCAGGGTGACGCTCAGTCTATGCGGCTTGGGATGGACAGACGAAAGCGAGGTCGGGAGCATACCCAACGCGCAGACAATCGTGGTCGACCAGGAGACGGGCGAAGTCATCGAAGAACCGGGCGATGATCGGCGCCAGAAGGCGCTCGACCAATGGGCCGAGATCACGCAGGAAGCCGACCAGCTCAACATCATCCACAAGGATCTGCCAGTGAATGCACCAGCCGATCAGATCGAACGGTGGGCGTTGGCACTCGAGAAGAAGGTCAGGGAGGCTGAAGAGTTTTAGATGAGTCCCGATGCTGCGGCGCGCGCACTCGAGCGGTATTGGCAAACCGAGGCGTGTAGGCGACGCCTTGAGGTCGGACGTGGCGAGGTACAACGTCGCCGAACGCAGTGCACTTACGACGGGCTGGTTGCTGGCGGCGTGCCTAACCTGTTGCGGAATAGCCGCGGCCAATTTACGGCTTCATTCAACGCCGTCGAAGGATTGCGGAGATGGGCGGCTCGCCGGATGTGACAACAACGGGGTCTTTGGTGGTGGTAACATCGACCACGAATAAGAAGGCCAGCCCGGCGGGAACCGGACTGGCCCATACCACTAGGAGGTTACGGCTCCCAATGGCGTCATCAGACGATACCACACGCGGTCCGCGGGCCATTGAGACGGTCTACCAGGGCTACCGGTTCCGCTCTCGGCTAGAGGCGCGCTGGGCAGTGTTCTTCGATACGCTCGGACTGCGCTGGGAGTACGAGAAAGAAGGGTACGAGCTAGGCGCCGCAGGCCGCTATCTGCCTGACTTCTGGCTACCCGACCTTGAGTGCTTCGTCGAGGTCAAGGGTGCTGAGCCGACGCCTGACGAGAGGATGCTCTGCGACACACTGCGCCAACAGCACGGTGCGCCGGTCATCATCGTTCACGGTGAGGTCGGCGCCGGACCGTGGCCCTGTTACGCACACGATGTCGGTCACTCAAGCGGCGGCTCGTCCTACTGGGACGTGTACTGGTTCATCTGCGAGTGCAGCCGGCCGAAGGTGTCATGGGGCGACGGTTGCCACGCTCCTGTCAACGGTGAAACGTGGGCAAGGTTGTCGCATTGGTGCGGCTGGAACGAGGCGTACAAGGCCGATGCTTGTGGGCCTGCATTTCCCCCGTACATGGCGGTGTCCACGACCTCGCGAGCCGTCAATGCCGCCCGATCAGCGCGGTTCGGTAAGGGCGGGCGAGGCTAATGGCGTTGGTACGCGAATTTCAGTGCATCAAGTGCGGCGCCATGCAGTCTGAGCGGGCGCGTGAGCGGTGCGCTAACCCCGACTGGCACGATCTGCCGCCGCTCGAGCAGGAGGTTCCTGTACTGGTCGTTCAGCCTGGCACGTGTGGGCGTTGCGTCTGCGACGACATGGACGAGCCGGTGTGCTCGTGCTGCCATACGGCGCCATGCCAGGTGAGGGCAGCCTGATGCCGAAGCAACGATTGCCGTGGTTCAAGGTATGGGTCGGTGCCACACGCCATGAGAAGGTCGTCACCCTGGACGATCGCACGTTCCGCGCATGGGTCGAGCTGTTGGATGCCGCGAGCGAGCAACAGGTCCGCGGGCGCTTCACCTCATCTAAGGCGGCAGCGGCCATCATTCGTCGCCCGGTAGCACTGGTGAAACGCCTGACCGACGCTCATTTGCTGGACGAGCGCGACGACGGCCTATGGCTTCATGACTGGTCCGACTGGCAGCGCTGGAGGCCCGATGATGAGCACGGGAATGACACCGGATTGACTTACGAATCACACAGGAATAGCAACGGAAACACTCCTGATCCACCACCGAATGACACGCCCCCTCGCGTAGAGCGCGCGAAGACGGAGAAGAGAGAAGAAGACGTAGACGTAGACGGAGATAAAGACGAATACCCCCCTGGTGCTACGCACCAGCCCCCCAAGGGACGGCGGCGCACCACCGAGATTGACGATGCGTTCACGGATGGCCTCGAAGAACGGTTCTGCCAGGAGTTCGGTTCTCGGGAGGCGGTCCGGGACAGCATCGCCACAGCACTCGGCTACAAGAAACGCTCGAGCTACACCGATCAGCAGGCATTCGTCCGCAACTGGGTCCGGCGCGACGCCGAGAGCAGCTCAACCAGGCGTGGTCATTCGACGCGGAACATCCGTCCCGTTGACAGACCGCGACCAGTGCCCGATGTCGACGATCGTCCCGCCATGCCGCCATGCACGAACTGCGGTCAGCATCCGCAGGACTCACTACCGCACGGCGACGATCCCCGGGCAGGACTGTGCGGAATCTGCGGCATTCGGTTGATGCAAGAGCGCCGCGGCTTGAGGCCAGCCGGATGACAATCGCTCTGCTCGAACGGGAGGTTGCATGACCGTCCATAACGCCGATACCTGCCAGCACCACGACTGCAACGGAGGACAGAAGTACTACGACGACCCTCACTATCCGCAATGTGATCCGGTGTTCGGGGCTACCTGCGGCGATGTGGACCCCGTTCGCGGTCAATATGCTGACAAACAAGCCATCATCAAGAGCCAACAACGCGACCTCGCATGGTGGGAGTTGCGCGTCAATGATCTGACCGCAGACCTCGCCAGTGCGCGGGAGCAGATCGCCCAGTGGAAGCGATTGCACGATCTGGAGACGGACAATCAGACCAAGGTCATCGCAAGTTGGCAACGTGAATGCGACCAGGCCAGGGCGCAGATCGAGCAGATGCGGGAGGTGGTCGAGGCGGCTCGGCGGTTCGATGATGCTTTGGCAGAGTTCGGCTTCGAGCCGGCCTACGTTGGTGATAGCTACCAGCCACTCCACGATGCTCTGGCCACCCTCGACCAGCAGGCCCAGCCACAAACAGGTGCATAGCTAGCTGATGATCATGGCCAGCCTCGACGAGCAGCAGCGTATCCTCGTCCTTACCGCGGCCGTCGAAGGACTCGCCCTGCTTGCTAAAGGACTCAGGCGCCGCGGGGCTAACTGCCACCTGTGCGACTACAGCCCCGACGTCGTCCGGTTCCACCTCGCCCACTGGCGCGAACTCAAGTCAGCTACCGAAGGCTGCTCAGCCGCTGGCGCTAACCCTATCGGGGGCGGCACACGCGATCGCATGAAGCTCGCCGCCATCCTCGCCGACCTCGAACAGGCCACCGACCAGGCGCTCGAGCCGCTGCTGCGCTGGCAGGCTGTCTCGCGTATCTACAAACGCCAGGAACGGTTCAGCCGCTACCTTGCCCTGCGCCGTGTCGCGTTGCTCAACTTGCACCACCCCGAGCCCAGTGCGCCGCTCGCTGAGGCGATCTGCCTCGAGGCCATCGCTCGAGCGCTCGGCTGGTACAGGCACGAGCCCTGCGAAGGTGAGGATTGACAAAGTAGTGACGATGCAAGTACGGTGCCCCGTTGAGCGGTAGGGCTGTGCCCTGCGTGGGTGCTGAACCCATGACGCGGGCTGACCTATGACGGAACAGGCTGAGCAACGTCGCTGCGTCGCCCATAATCAGGTCGGCCAGCCGTGTCGCCAGCGACCAATTCGAGGCGGAAGCGTATGTGTCGCCCATGGCGGGCGAGCGCCTCAGGTCAAACGCAAGGCCGAGGAACGTATCCGGGATCTGGTCGATCCAGCGATTAGCCGGCTCGCCAAGTTGATCGAGGATGACATCTCTGGCGTTGCCCTAGCAGCCGTCAAGGATGTCCTCGACCGGGCCGGCTACTCGGTTCGCCAACGAGTCGAGCATACCGGTGCCGATGGTGGCCCTATTGAGTTCGACGAGTGGCCAAGGATGCGTTGGCTGATTGTCGAGGCACTTGGTCCGTATCCCGAGGCGCAGCGAGCCGTGGTATTAGCGTTAGAGAGCGGGGAACAGAATGGCCGGGCGGACTGACGAGCTGCGCTGGGCGTTGGATCCCGCGGCATGGGCGACCGACGTGCTTGACGTTCGGCCCGACGCCTGGCAAGCCGATGTGCTGCGTTCGAGGGCGCCGCGTCTGTTGATGAACTGTTGCCGGCAGAGTGGCAAAAGTTCTACGGCTGCGATTCTGGGGCTGCACCGCGCGGTGTTCTCGCCGCGATCGTTGGTCCTGGTTATCTCGCCGTCGCTCCGGCAGTCGAGCGAATGGTTTCGCAAAGTGACAAACTACCTGGAGCGACTGCCGGAACGGCCAACGCTCGTTCAGGACAACCGACTATCGCTCGAATTAGCTAACGGCAGTCGTGTCGTTTCGCTCCCGTCGAGCGAGGCAACCGTCCGCGGCTTTAGCGCCGCCAGTCTGATCGTGGAAGACGAGGCTAGTCGCGTATTGGACGAGACGCACCAGGCTATCCGCGCCATGACGGCAATAAGTCGCGGTCAGCACATCCAACTCTCGACACCGAACGGTAGACGCGGGCATTTTTTCGAGGCGGCTACTGGGTCCGACAGTGATTGGCAATGTACGCGTATCACCTGGCAGGACTGTCCGAGGATCGATCCTGCGTTCGTCGAAGCGGAGCGCCGCGCACTCCCGTCGTTTGTGTTCGAGGCTGAATGGTGCTGCGCGTTCAACGATACCGCCGACGCGGTGTTTGCGAGCGTTGACATCGAAGCCATGTTCGATGATCCGTCGGCTACGCCGCTGTTCCCAGACCGACTCAGGCGCAACGTCTCGGACAATTATGTCGCTCTTGTTTCATGAGAATGGGACGGGCTACGTCCGCGACCTGGAACCGGCGCCGGCACCGTCGAGTTCGGCGGTGTACCGCATAGGGCTCGACCTTGGCGCTGTTGACGACTATTCGGCGTGCAGTGTGGTCGAAGTAACGAATATCGAGCAGCCCGGCGAAGCACGCTACGAGGTCAGGCATCTTGAGCGCTGGCGCCAGCCCTATCCCTCGATCATCCCGCTGGTGCTCGATATTGTCGGACGATTGCCGGCTGAGCGCCGCTTACTCCTGGTTGACGCGACGGGTGTCGGCTTGGCGGTTGTGCAGATGATGCGACTCGCTGACCTGGACTTGCTCGGAATCACAATTACCGCGGGCGACCAGACTGGCCGCAACGCGGCAGGCATCACGGTGCCGAAGGTATCGCTGGTGGGCGCTCTACAGGTGGTCATGCAAACGCATCGGCTGAAGGTTGCGTCCGGGCTTCCGGATGGGCGCACGCTGGCTACCGAATTGCAGGCGTTCACGCGACGGCAGAATCCGGTCACCGGCAGGAATCAATATGCCGCGTGGCGCGAAGGCGAGCACGACGATCTGGTGCTAGCCGTGTCAATGGCCGTGTGGCACGGTGAGAACCGCTCAGTGAGTAGGTTTTATTAGAGTCCTGGTTACTGGCGGCGAAGGATTTATCGGGCGGCATCTGGTCGAACGGTTCAGGGCGTTCGAGCACGATGTGACGGTGTACGACCTGGCGACCGGCGGCGATTTGATGAACATGCCGCGGCTGAATGCGTCGATGGCCGGCCAGGACATGGTGTTCCATCTGGCTGGGCACGCTACGGTTCGATTGACCGCGGATCAGTGGTTGCCGATACGGTCAAACGTCATCTGCACGCAGAACGTGCTTGATGCCATGCGGCTCGCCGGCGTTCATCGGATCGTGTTCAGCTCAACGAGCGCGGTATACGGTGATACGATAACGTTCCCGACGCCCGAGGACGTGCCGTTCCCGGTCCAGACCTCGTTGTACGGAGCGTCCAAACTAGCGGCTGAAGCGCTCGTGTCAGCCTATGCTCGATCGTTCGACTTGCAGGCGACGATCTTCCGGTTCGCGCCAGTATTGGGCGAGGGCTATCACCGCGGCCATCTGTACGACTTCTGGCGGAAGCTGAATCAAGACCCGACGCGAATCGAGATCCAGGGCAACGGCGAGCAGCGCAGGTCGTACATCTACGTGAGCGATGTGGTTGACGCCATGCTGCTGGTCGGGCTGGATGAGTCGAGTGAGCCGGTGCGGATCTTCAATGTCGGCCACTACCAGTCGTGCACGGTGAACGAGTCGCTCGGTTGGCTGTGCGAATCGTGCCACATCGAGCCTGAGCGGGTATACACTGGCACCAGTTGGAAGGGTGACAAGGCGCTGACGCTGCTCGACTGTACGCGGCTCATGGCGTTGGGCTGGACGCCCCAGGTGTCGATCAAGGACGCCGTGCTGAGGACCGTGGCGTCGTTTGATGCTGGGCGCATGAGCGCATGAGCGCATGAGCGACGAGATTACGTTCCGAGTCCCGGTGTGCTGCAACGTGTTCTGTCATATGTGTCCGGAGCGCGACCCCGCGGCGTGTGAATGGTCGGTAAAGCCGTGGCGAGTGACGCCGGACGCGGGCGAAGCAGTGACGAACGCTGAAGTGGACGCCTTTGTTAAAACCGGTACCGGCCGACTCTGTTGGCGTGGCGTCGTTTGACAGATAAACGGGTCGCGCTCGTCACCGGCGGCTCGATGGGGCTGGGTAAGGCCGTGGCTGAGCATCTGGCGCAGACGATGGAAGTTAGTACGTGTGCGCGGAGCGGCGACGTGACGCACGGTGGCGATGTTGCCAATCTGTATGACGTTGAGTACATCACTAATATCACCATCGCGGAATATGGTCGACTCGACGTACTCGTAAACAACGCAGCCGTGTACGGGCCGGTCGGTCAGCTCGACGAGACTGATGCATCCGAATGGTGGCATGCGGTCAAAATAAATCTGTTCGGACCAGTGCTCATGTCTCAGCATGTATTGCCTGTTATGCGCAAGCAGGGCTACGGCAAGATCATCAACGTCTCGGGAGCCGGCGCTCGACCACAATCCGAATGCACGGCGTACAACGCCTCGAAGGCCGGCCTGATCCGGTTCACCGAAGCGCTCGCGGTCGACCTCGCGGGAACCGGGATCGATGTCAACGCAGTGGCCCCTGGGACGCTCGACACGCGCATGCGGTTACGGTCGGCGCTACCGGATGATCCGGCGGCCAACATGCGCAAGGCCGTCGACCTGATAGCGTGGCTGGCATCCTCGGCGAGTGATGGGGTTACGGGCCGGCTATTCAGCGCGGTGTGGGACGATTGGGAGCATTTGGGCGAACTCGGCAAGGATGACTACCGCATGCGGCGAGTTGTGCCATGACTGTAGACGAGCCTGAGTGGCAGGCCGGTGATGAACTCGATGCGATTATTGCTGAGCGAGTTATGGGCTGGACGCTCCATATCGCTGATGATCGCGAAGACGACTACTCACGATCTTGGCTGACTGGCCCAAACATCCTTGTCGATTCGATTTTTGTCCATGAATTTCAGCCTAGCGTCGATATCACAGCCGCATGGCAAGTCGTCGAGCGGCTCAAGCTAGCAGTGATTCCCGACGTTGCGGGCGGTTACAGGGCAGCAAAAGAACCGTATGAGGGACCACACTGGTACGAGGTTAATGTGAACGATTGGGAATGGGGCGAGACGGCTCCACTCGCGATCTGTCGTGCCGCACTGCGAGTTGTTTCCTGATCATCGCTCGAGCGCCACTCCGGGTTACGCTCGGTGGAGGCGGCACAGACATCCCCGCTTACTACACGAAGCATGGTGGTCGATGTCTCGCCGCGGCGATCGACAAGTACGTGTACATCACGATCCACGAGACGTTCGTCGACGACCTGATCGTCAAGTACAGCAAACTTGAACGAGTGCCTGATTCCGAGCATGTGGAGCATCCGATCGTGCGCGAGGCGTTGCGCATGCTGCACATCAAGGGCCGTGGCCTGGAGATTTGCAGCCACGCCGACATTCCAGCCGGCACCGGGTTGGGTTCGTCGTCCAGCTTCACGGTGGCGTTACTCCAGGCGTTGCACGCATACCGGCGCCAGACGTGCTCACGCGAGCAGCTCGCTGAGGAAGCGTGCCGAATCGAGATCGACGCGCTCGAGCAGCCCATCGGCAAGCAGGATCAGTACATCGCGGCGTTCGGCGGGGTGACAATCCTGTCGTTCTACCAGGATGGTCGCGTGAGTCCGGTAGGTTTGAATATGCGAGCTGATACGTTCGCCGACCTTGAGGACAACCTGCTGCTGTTCTTCACCGGGCACACGCGCAAGGCCGCGGAGGTCCTCGGTGCCAGCACGATTCCAGACAGCCATTGGCACTGGTTTGCTGAGAATGCCGCAGACGCGCTTGAGGACGGCAATATTCGAGGATTTGCGCAGCAGATGAACGAGCAGTGGGCGGCCAAGAATCAACGAACGCCGGCTAGTGACGATATCCAGCGCTGGCACGCGCTCGGCTTGGCGAACGGTGCGCTCGGCGGAAAACTGGTTGGAGCCGGTGGCGGCGGGTTTCTGATGTTCTACGCGGAGGACAAGGCGCCATTACGCCGAACGATGACTGAGCAAGGGTTGCGCGAGGTGCGCTTTCGGTTCGACTGTCACGGTGCGCAGGTCGTGGCGTCGTGAGTCTGACCGTTGCGATTCTGTGCGGTGGGCTCGGCACGCGGCTGAAACCGCTGACCAACACGATGCCGAAGTCGCTGGTTGAGGTCGCTGGAATCCCGTTCATTAACTACCAACTCCGACATCTGGCCAGTCAGGGCATTGAGCGCGTGGTGCTGTGTATCGGATACCGCGGCGCCCAGATCGCGGAGTTCGTCGGCAGCGGCCAGCGGTTCAACCTCGACGTGGCGTACTCGTCCGATGGCGGCAAGCCGCTCGGTACCGCTGGCGCGATCAGGAAGGCACTACCGTTGCTCGGCTCGGAGTTCGGCGTCCTTTACGGCGACGTGTACCCGCTGTACGACCTGCAAGCTATCGAGCTTACGAACATGGCGACAATGGCTGTACGTCGGCCAGGCCGCGGTAACGTGAAGTTCACCAACGATCACTGGCGCATTGCCTATAAGCGTAACCAGGATGCGTGGTTACATGGCGATGCTGGATTCTCGGTGGTCGATGCTCGGGCTCTCTCGCACGTATCGACAGCATCGGATTTAGGCGACCTGTTCTGCGACATATCCTTCGATGGGTATCTGGATGGTTACGAGGTGACGGAGCCGGTGTACGAGGTCGGCTCATTCGAGGGACTCGCAGCATTCGAGCGGTATGTCCTTCACGACCGAATACCTGTCTGAGGTTGCGGCCATTGCCGGCGATCTGGACGCCGACCAGGTTGATGCTTGCGCCGCGCTACTGTCTGAAGCAAGGCGTGTGTTTGTGTTGGGCAATGGCGGGAGTGCGGCGAACGCCAGCCACTTTGTCAACGACCTGCGCAAGGTGGCTGGGATCGAAGCCTACGCGCCGACAGACAACGTGGCCGAACTCACCGCTCGCACCAATGACGATGGCTGGCATACCGCGTTCGTCGGCTGGCTGAAGACGAGCCATCTCGATCTGTTCGACCTCGTGTTCGTGCTGTCGGTTGGCGGCGGATCGGTCAGAACCAGCCCGAACATTGTTGCTGCGCTCGTTTATTCCCGCGAGGCTGGCGCGCAAATCGCGGGGATCGTGGGCCGAAGCGAGGGTTACACGAAACAGGTTGCCGATGCTTGCATCGTGGTCCCCACGGTCAATGAGGAGCACGTGACGCCCCACGCCGAATCGTTTCAGAGCGTGCTGTGCCATCTGCTCGTGTGGCATCCGGCCTTGCAGGCATGAAGCTGTTTGTCGACTCGGCCAATCTTGCGGCCATCGAGGACGCGCTGCGTACCGGCGCGGTGAGCGGCGTCACGACGAACCCGAGCATCCTGGCGAAAGAGGGCGTGACCGACCCGTTGCGCCACTATGACGTGATCCTGGAGCAGTTTGGTCGCTACGGCATGAATCTGCCATTGAGCGTTGAGGTGACTGAGTCGGAACCCGTCGCCATGTTCGGCGAGGCGCTGCGCATCGTGGGAGCCCTGGACTACCCGCATCTGGCTATCAAAGTGCCAATTCAGTGGTCGTGGCTCCCCGTGGTGCGCCGATTGATCGCAGAGAGCATCAACGTCAACGTCACGGCGTGCATGTCCTACGCCCAGGCGATCGTGGCCGCGGACGCTGGCGCAACCTACGTCAGCCTGTTCTGGAACCGTATTCGCGATGGAGGCGAGCAGCCAGCCGAGATTGTGCGGGCGGTCCGCACAACCTTCCGCGAGAATGATTGCAAGACCAATATCATCGTCGGCTCGATCCGCTCAACACGCGATGTGACCGACGCCATCATGGCTGGCGCGGACATCGTGACCGTGCCGCCACAGTTTCTCGCGCCGCTGTGCGACCACCCGAAGACCGACGAAGTGATCAGCCAGTTCCTGCGGGACGCTAAACAACCCATTCACGTCTAACCGCCCTGGAGGTGGGACCGACAATATGCCGAACCCACTTCAGGCCATTGGGAAGATGCTGCGCGGCGATTACTTGTCGCACAAGTTCACGCCGCTCGATCCGAGCGTCAACTGGCAGTACATCAATCACCTGGTCTACACGGCCAACACGGTCCCGTACTCGCAGGACTACAGCGGCGACGGCAACTCGGCCGTGTTTGCCTGCTTGCGGGCGCTCGCCTACGCCAGCATTGAGGCCCCGCTTCGGGTCTGGAAACTCGACGCCAAGCAGGAACGTGAGCCGCTCTTCACCAGCCCCATCCTCGACCTGCTGGACGAGCCGCACCCCGACCTCGACCTGAACGAGATCCGCTGGTGGTCGGCTTGGGCACGGCATATCGACGGCAACGCGTACGTGCTCAAGGTCCGCTCGGGCAATTCGACGTTCGGTACGCCCGTTGAGTTGTGGCCGATCAGCCCGACCAGGATGCGGCCACACACTGAGCGCGGCTCGAACAACTTCATCGACTGGTACGAACTCGACCGTTACAACGGCGGGCCGCCGCAAGAAATCCCGGTCGAGAACGTCATTCATTTCAAGCTGGGCGTCGATCCGTACGATACGCGTAAGGGCATCAGCCCCCTGAAGCGGCTGGTTCGCGAGATCGCCAGCGACGGCGAGGCCACACGGTACGCAGACGCCTTGCTCCGCAACTTCGGCACACCGGGTCTGGTGGCCAAGCTGCCGGCCGAGACGATGCTGGCGCCGAAACAGATCGAGGAACTCAAGGCGAGCATCAGCCAATCCTTCGGTGGCGAGAATCGTGGCCGAGTCGGCGTGCTGTCGGGCGGCGCGGATATGGAACAATTCGGGTTCTCGCCGGACCAGTTGAACCTGAAGGTGCTCCACGACGTTCCTGAGACGCGTATCGCCGCGGTCATGGGCGTTGACCCGCTGGTAGCACGATTGGGCGTTGGGCTCGAGCAGACCAGCAACTACGCCAGCGCTCGCCAGGTCCGGGAAAACTTCACCGAGCTGACCATCATCCCGTTGTGGACGATGGATGAGTCGAAGTGGAATCGCAAACTCAAGCGGGACTTTACGGACGATCGGTCGATCATCATCGCGCACGATCTGACCGAGGTGCGCAGCCTTCAGGAAGACGAGAACGAGAAGTACAAACGGGTCATCCTCGCGGTTCAGGCCGGCGTCTTTAGTCGCGAGATGGCCTTGCGCGAGCTAGGTTTTGACGTGCTGGCTGAGGATGATTCGCTGTGGGTGCCGACGGCTGGCAAGTGGGTCGCGGTGAGCGATAGCGTCACGGACCCCGAGGCAGAGCGCCAGCAGGCATTGGCCGAGGCCGAGGCAAGGCGACCAGCACCAGGGCTACCAGCGGCAGGCGCGCCTGCTACGCAGCCGGCGGCCCCTTCAGGCGGGAAGGCCCGCGGCGATGCGTTTGCTGAGGTGGTGCAGAGCATCGTGGATCAGGCAGCGGGCGACTTCGCTGACGACCTGCAGCGGCTGCAGGACGGCCAGCAGAAGCGCGTTACCAACAGCCTTGTCAATGGCTCGCGCTGAAGTCAAGCAGGGCGCCGACGAACAGCACGGCTTCCGCGACGACGACCTCGAGCTTGCGCTCCTGACGGCGGCTTTCGCGCTGTGGTACGGCACCACCTTGCGAGCGGTTCATACGCTGGCGTTGCGCGTGCTCAATCTCGGCACGGTCCCGCTCGATGATCCGTCGGTACGACAGATTGTCATGGCTGGGCGTGCAGCCGCGGTCGCGGTCGATGCCACCACACGGCGGCTAATCGCCGAACGAATCAGCACTGGACTCGAGCAGGGTTTGACGGTCAGCCAGATCGCGTATGGCACGCCCGACTTTCCAGGAATCACGGGCCTGTTCGAGGACACGTGGAAGGGCCGGCCGCTCACGGTAGCCAGGACGGAGTTACAGAAGGCGCAGCTCCTGGCTACTGCGAACCGCTTTCAAACGGTTGGCCGCGGCGTAGTAACCGGCTTACTCGCCCACGATGGCGACCATGATGCGGCCTGCGCGGCTCGGGATGGACGCATCTTCCCGGTCAGTCAGCCGCCCGATCTACTTCACCCCAACTGCCGCCTTGTTGTCAGTCCAGTTATTGGAGGAGTCCCGTGACCACAGTTGTGCGGCCCAGCGAGGCCGACCTGATCGCGATAGCACGCCGTATCAGTGGCCCGCTATCTCCAGAAGGTGCCGATGCCTGGTATCGCAACGATGCCGCCGCGCTGATCGAGGAGGTGCGTACGCTGCGTCAGGAGGCCGAGGCCGCGCGTCAAAGTTTTCTCAATGATGGCGCTCAGGCTGAACCGGACGCGCCGCTTGTCGAGTGGGCGAGGGCATGGAAGGCGAACACGACGGGCTTCTGGGAGAAGACGCAGACGAAGCATTTGCGTCAGAAGATCGTCGAGTTGACTCGAGCCAATGAAGACTTGCAGGCCACGATTGAGAAAGAGCGCGAGGATCACGAGCATCTCGTCGAAGCGGTCAACGCGCGCCACTCTGAACTGGCGGCTGAGGTCAAGCGGAATCTGATCAGGACTGCGGGGCTCCTGTGACCAAACGGCGGGCGAAGGCACCGGTACTCACGCCTCATGGGTTCGACCTGGCGTACGGGAAGGATTCCGCCGCGCAGCCGGGCATGGTCATGTTCAGAATTGCCAACGAAGGCGTGATCAAGTGGGAGTTGAACATGCCGCCCGAGGAGTTCCTGGTCCTGGCGCACGCGTTCGAGAACGTGGCTCGAGCCGTCGCCGCGGACGTGTAGAAGAACGAACCCGACTTCAGCGGTTCCTGGCCCGGCTTAACGCTAGCCAGCCAGGGATCTCGTGTCCATGGTTCTCACACACGGTATCGCCATAGCCAGCTAAGCGATGGCACTGGTCGCATTCGTCCTTAGGACGGCGACTCCATACGTAGTGCCCGTAGCCGTGTTCTGGGTCTTCATGCCCCTCTGGTCGGTCGCATGTGGCGAAGTGGATGTCGCCGCTAGAGAGCACTTGGATCTCAGGGTACTCGTCGCCGCACTCGTTCAACATGGGGGGATTTTACCACCTTGGCACTTGGCCGTGCTCCACGTACCTTAGCTCTAGTCGGAGATGAGACTGGATGCTCCCTTTGGAGAGTCTGGCAACCATTCGCTGAGTTAGAGAACCGCGGGTTTATTGCCGAGTGGGCACATAAAGATAAGGCCGACCAGATCCTGCCGCTGGTTGCGGTTGGACGCTACGACGCCGTCATTACGCCGCGGATCGTGTGGCCGGTCGAGAAGATCGGTGAGCAGTGGATCAGGGCGATTCATAACGCCGGGCTGGCCTGGATTTACGAGGTCGACGACGATGTGTTCTCGCCGCGCATCGTTGAACGGCAGATGCGTGTCTTCCCGACCGAACGCGAGAAGGGCGCTGAGCAGCTCGAATGGGAACGGCTCGAGCGCATCAAACTCTTGAGGTCGTGCGATGGCGTCACGGTCGCCAGCCGGCGACTCGCGACGATTGTGCGCCGGTATGCGCCTGACGGTACGCCGGTGTACTGGATTCCCAATGCGATCGACGCGAAGTGGTTCAAGTCGACGCTCCGCGGAATCGGTCGTATCCCCGCGCTGGAAGGCAAGCTAACCATCGGCTGGGCGGGCGGCGCCCGCGAAGAGGCCGATATGAAGCCGCTGGCGCTGGCGTGGCCGATCATTGCCGAGCGGTATCCCGACGTCCAGTTCGTCATTCAGGGCCACATGAGCGATTCGCTCTACCACTGCCTGCCGCGGGATCGGCTGCACACGCTGCCGTGGCTGCAATTGCACGAGTACCCGCGCGCACTGATCAACTTCGATATTGGCTGCTGCAGTGTTGCGCCGCTGGTGTTCAACACGAGCAAGACAGCTATCAAGTGGTACGAGATGACGTTAGCCGGCGTGACGTGCGTCGTCAGCCCGACGTTGTACGGCCCCGAGGTGACGGACGGCGAGGATGCGCTAGTGGCCGACACGGTCGATCAGTGGGTAACGGCGCTGAGCCGGCTGATCGAGGACGCCGAGTTACGCAGGACGCTGAGCCGGAACGCCCGGCGCAAGGTCATGGAAGAACACTCACTGGAACAGAACTGGTGGCGTTGGCCGGAAGCCTGGTCGGACGCGATCGAACGATTCCGCGCGAAGCCGAGACTTATTCTCGCGACGGCGTAAGGACGTAGAACTCGTCATCGGCTTGACCGACGACTCGATGCGCTTCGATCCATCCTTCAGTCACACGCAGAATAGCGCCACATTCTTCGGCCGAGATGTTTACCTTTCCGTCTAGCGTCAAGTGATCAGACTTGACGAAGAAGAACTCTCGGGCTACGAGGAATCGACGCAACACCTCGGCTAGCAGTTCTGTGTCAGTCATCAACCAGTAGTTTATCCGCCGGCGCGAGCAATCTCCCCGGCTCATCTTCAACGCTTCATGAAGGGAGCCGGCTTTGCTGTACCTGTCTACACCGCTGGAGCTGGTCGAGATCAAGGCCGACTCGTCCGGCGCTATGGAATTTTCTGCTTACGCGTCGACCTTCAACAACAAGGACCACGGCGGCGATGTCATCACCAAAGGCGCGTTTAGCGCCAGTCTCGCCGAACGCAAGTTCCGGCCGCTGCTCTGGCAGCACGACATGCGCGAGCCGATCGGTATCGAAAAATCGCTCAAGGAAGATGGCCGTGGCTTACTCGGTACGTGGGAACTGGTCGATACGCAGCGTGGTCGTGAAGCCTACAAACTGCTCAAGGCCGGCGCGGTCCGTTCCATGTCGATTGGCTATGTGCCGGTCGAATTCAAGTTCGATGACGCCGGCGACACGCGCATTCTCAACCGTATCGACCTGCTCGAAAATAGCGTGGTCAGCTTGCCGATGAACGAGCAGGCCCAGGTGCAATCCGTCAAGCACGTCCATTGCGCGACATGCATGGCACTCGTCGAAACACCTAAGAAGGAGGAGGAGCCCCCTACCGAAACCGAAGATAAATACGGGGATATGACGCTGGCGCAACTCGCCGGCGCAGTCAGTGAGGTGGTCGCAGCGTTCGGTGAACGCGCCCGCGGCTTTCTCGACAAACTCTCGGCCAGCGATCTTGACCTGACCGAATCGAAGCGCACAGACCTCCAGGCACTTCTCGAGACGTTCTCGGGGATCGACGCCGTGCGTCACGACGCCGAAGCGGTACTGGCTCACAAGCAGCACCAGGTACCCGACCCGACGACTAGCCAGATCAGTGCGACTGCCCTGGCTCTTGAACTGGCCCGTCACCGCCTCCGAGCGCGTGGCGTGGAGGTCTGAACACATCATGGCTATGTCAATTGCCGAGGCTCAAGGCGCGCTCAAGGAAAAACTTGAGCAGGCCGACCTGCGCGAACGGAAGTATTCCGGCGATCCGGAGCAGATGCCCAACGAGGAGCGCGAAGAGCAGCAGAAGTTGCTCAACGATATCGCTGGCCTCGAAACTACGCTGAACACGCTCGAGGACGCCGAGCAGCGCAAGCAGCGGCTCGCCGACTTGTGGGAGCGCACGAAGCGACCGGCTAACGGCGCGCGACCAACGTACGCCGGCGACGAGATGCTCGAAGGCAAGCGGTTCTCACCAGGTCGTCAGTTCCTCGAATCGCTGGACTATCGGTCGGCCAAACAGCGCAATCTGTTCGACTCGAACCTGAGTCGTGTTGAACTCAATGCGACGATGTCCGAGGGCACGAGCATGCTCGAGTGGGCGCAGTCGAAAGCGTTGCTGCGCGGCGGCTCGACTACTTCTGGCGGCGCGTTCGTGCTCGAGGATCACCAGCCAGGGTTCCTCGACATTTTGCAGGCGCCGCTCAACGTCATCGACATTATTCAGCGCTCGCAGACTTCGAGTGACACCATTGAGTACGTCAGGGAAGACACGTTCACCAACTCCGCGGCGTTCGTCGCTGAGGCAACGGGTTATACGGCGTCGACGCTTGGCGGTACGGGCCTCAAGCCTGAAAGCGCGCTGGCATACAGCACTCAGACGGCGACCGTTCGCACGATGGCTCACTGGATCCCGGTCACCAACCGCATGCTCCAGGATGCACCGGCGATCCGCGGCGTCATCGATGGCCGGCTGCTCTTCGGATTGCAGCAGAAACTGCAATCGCAGATTGTTTCGGGCGATGGCACCGGTGAGAACCTGACCGGCATCCTGAACTCGGGTATCGGCGTCGTGGGCAAGGGCTCCGACTCCGTGATCGACGCTCTGTACAAGGGGCGCACGATGGTCACCTGGACGGGCTACGGGCGCGCGACCGCGTTCATTCTGAACCCGACCGACTGGCAGACCATTCGTCTGGCACGTGAAACCGCGATCACCGGCGTCAATCCGGGCGGGTATCTGTTCGGTCCTCCGTCCGGTATGGGCGCCCCCACGTTGTGGGGTATTCCGGTCGTCGAAGATCCGAACATGACGCAGGGCACCGGCCTGGTCGGCGACTTCCAGCAAGGCGCCACGCTCTACGATCGCGAACAGGGCGCGGTCAGGGTGGGCACGGTGAACGACCAATTCATCAGAAATATTCAAACAATTCTGGCGGAATTGAGGGTGGCATTTGTAGTCTGGCGTCCCGCCGTTTTTGCCCGAGTAACTGGGTTGTAGTCACAAGGTGACTGGACTCTAAGTCATGGCTAATCCTGCGCCTGTAGTCATGGACGCTGTTCGCCGTCTGCGGCTGCGCTTACGCAGGATTGGAAACGGCGAGCCGGCAACGGAGCATCCACCGTTGCCGGCCGCCGGCCAGAAACGCTGGAAGTTCTACTACGACAAAATGCGACGCAACTTTGAAGACAAGGGGGCACCACCGCATGGCTGATGGGTTTCTGGTGCAGCTCTACGACAGCAACGGCCAGTATGTGACCGATGCGCTCACCGATCAGGACTTGACTATGGCTGTCAACCGCGAGAACCACATTGACAGCGGCGGCAAGATCTATTGTTGGAAGCAACGGTACGCCCAGTGGCGCGAGTCACCAGGCGTCATCACCCTCGCCGGCAAGTCTGAGGCCGA